GGCATGGAATCCCGTGCTGCCATCGCCTCCTGGGTTCGAAGTGCGGCCCCTAGCTTCCACCCGGCTTAGGCCGTACAGGCTCGCCTCGATTGTTCGGCCTCCCCACGTCTCGGGCTCTTTGCGGTAAACGATGTCGCAGGCTGCGAGCACGTCCACGCAAAGGGCTGCGGCCCAGCCGACGCACGAGCCCACCGAACCCTGCGAGCCACGCTGCCATGAGGGATGGCACTTCAGCAAAGCCTCGTACAGAAACACGTCGGTCTTTTCGTCCGTGGCGAGATCCGGCCCAGCCTGCGCCAGCGTCGGGCGTGCCAAGGTGGCAACGAAGGCAGCAGCGCCTTCGGGATCGGGCTCGTATCCAAAGGCGTGAGCGGCCATGGTCAGCCCCTCCCGATGCCAGCCCACGCGATCGCTCGGCACGCCTCGGCATACCGTCGCTTCATCTCGGCATCCACAGGCTTCACGTCGAGCCCCACGGCCTCGCTCATGACGGCCTCAACGGCTTCACGCAGCCCCGGCATGGTGCCAGGCTGAACGCCAGCCATACGCCGCCAGGCGATGTCGAGCGACAAGACGGTGAAGCCACGCAGCGAGCGGCTGTCGGTGAAGACGGCTTCCTTCCCCTCTGGGGCAGCGACCACCACAGCGGCCTTCTCCCACACTGATGCCCAGATGGCACGCTCGGCAGGGTTGGCCCCGGCCAGTGCTCGAGCAACGCCCGCCACCCTCGTCTGCATCTCCACGCTCGGCGTCTCCACGGTGATCTGCGGCACAGGCACGCTCGGCAGCTGCGGCAGCCTCGGCAGCTGCACGCCAGACGCTACAGCGAGCAGCAAGGCAACAGCGCCCCAACGCATCAGCCCGCCGCCGCTGGCTCGCACGGTCTTGGCGGCACGCTCGGCCGCAGCTCGGATCTCCGACCAGTACGGCGAAGCTGCGAGAGCAGCTGCGGCAACGACACAGCAGGCGCGTAGGAGCGAGTCATTCACTTCGCGGCCTCGGCTTGCAGCAGCAGGAACCGGACGAGTGCTTCGCCTTCCTTCGTCTTCAGGATGTCGGCCAGGAGCCGCACGAGCTGATCGTCTACCTGAGCGCTTGTTTTGCTTGCGAGCCATTCGGCGGCGTCACTCACTACGAGGCTTTTGCGGTACGGGTCGATCTCATTGACGAAGCGTTGGCCGTAGCCGATCAAGGGAGCCCAGGCCTGCAGCAAGGCCAGCTGCTGCCAGATGTTCAGCATCGGCCCGAACTTGGCGTACTCGTCGGCAGTTCCCTGGTAGTTCGGCATGGTCATGTCGAGTCCTCCTCACCCGATTGTGCCGAGTCGCCTCCCGTCTCTGGCAGAGGCCACACGCACGTGTCTGAAACGAACTGGTACACGTCCTGCCAGCAGTCGCCCGCTTCCTCGTGGGCGTCTTTCCGGTCGAGCAGGAAGGGCTGCGTAAAGACTTCCTCAAAGCCCGGCACCAGCTTGCCGTCAGCGTCCTGCATGGTGAGGTAGACGTAGCGCCGGCCGTACTCGACAACGATCCGCCGCTCGATGTGGTCCTGGTGCTGCATCACTCGTCCTCGAACTGGCCGAACGCTTCGCGGGCCTCGTCGGTCATCTCGACGCGCCGCAAGTGGACGTGCTGCGTCTTAATCACCGCCCGCTCCTCGCGCGTGCGGGCGTCCCACTTGGCCTGGATCTCTTTGCACGCCTGAATGATCTCGCGCGGCGTGGGGTCGCGCATGTCGCAGCGCTTCGGCTTGAACCGCAGCCGCCGGTCATTGCGTAACGGCAGATGCCACACGTCGCGCAGCCGGATCACCTGGTCGCGGGTAATCGTGTAGCGCTCGCACAGTGCCCGCATGGGCATGTGCGTGTCCCAGTCGGCGCGGAACTCTGTCAGGCTAATTGCCGCCGTGTTGCCCGCCATCCGTGGTCTCCGGCGTCCAGTGCATCAGCGTTCGTTGTGCAGGGTTGAGCCAGATAGACCAGCCTTTGGCGATCATGTTGTTGTGCAGGCCGGCGTGCTCAATGTCTCCATTAATCGACTCGTACTTGCAGGCGAAGAACGGCTCCGCCTTGTAAATCGCCGCAGCACCAAACGCAGACAAGACGCGAATCGGATGAGCCCCAGGCGGCGGAAGCCAAAACGTGAACCAGGCTTCCATGCGCGCCTTCCACCCATGCCAACGGAACGCCCATTGGTCATAGTGGCACCACACCTGCTTGCCATCTACGAAGTTGCCTGGGTGCTGGAAAAGGGAAGTGCTTGCCATGCACGCGGCGTCCTTAATTCTTTCAAGCCAGCCGATGCCGTTGATCAGCCCGTGAGCGCTCCACCCGCCCCATGCGTCGAAGTCCACGACGATCACATAGTCAGCGTCGCCGAAGTGTTCCAGGGCAAGTTCTCTGCCTCGGTTCCGGTACTCGGCATACGCCTGGACTCGGCTTGGCTCAAAGCCATGCAGGTGCGGCCTACCGTTGTCTTTTGACTCGACAACAACTGTCCTCGGATTGTCGGCCGCAAACGCACTAAGAACTTCTTTCGTTGAGTCTGTCGAGTCGTTCTCAACAACGACAACGCACGTCGATTTGAAATGCTTGCTGAGGTCTGAAATTCGGCTCAGCGTCATCGGCAGGATGCCGCCGATCTGCCGGGCCATGCCAATGAATACGACCTTCGACCGAGCGGCTATCGTCGCGCCCTCGCACGTAACGTCCGCATACTGGGCAGCGAACTCATGGTCGACTGGCAGGACTTTATCTGGCGTGATTGATTGATCCAGTTCGATTGCCTGCTGCGTGCGCCCCTTTTCAAACCTCGAAAGGGAGGCCGCTGTTTCCTTCGTTAGATCGTCAATGTCTTTGCGGACAGAGATGCCCTCGAACTCGCTAGCAATGTCCACCATCTTCAGTGCCTCCTGGAATTAAGATTTCAGAGCTAGGCGAAGCAATCAGGCACCGTCACAGAGCGAGCGGATTGTTCCGAGTCGGTCGGCATATTGCGTCACGTGCAAGAACCGTGGCGCATCGACTCGCCGCCGGTCAGACGGGTGATGATTCCACGTCGGGTGCAAGAACTTCGTCAGCCCGTACAGCGTGGTCGGCTTGTCAAGCGTGGAGCGAACGCCGTCCACCCGATAGCCCATCTGCTCGAGCAGCGCCGCCTGCTCCCACCACGGATGATCGACGCAGTGCTCGGCGTTCCACACGTCCACGAGCACGGGCAGCATCTGCTGCGTCACAACCCACACGCCGCAGTTGGGCACTAGGCCGCACTCTGTTTCGTGCTCCACGATCCCCTGCCACGCACTGCCCAACTCGCTCACGATGTTCGCCGAGCCGTCGAGAATCACCACGTCAGCGTCTATCCACGCCACACGCTCGTGCGTCTGCAGTGCCTGGATCAGAGCACGGACCTTCATCCACGAAGCCGGCCGCTCGCCGGCCAGGTTGGCACACCCGCAGGCCAGCCCGTGCCGGGCAGCGTAGGCGTGGATGCGTGGCAGCGTGTGAGCTGCGATCTGGGCAAACTCCACGCCGGCCCAGCCGGTCAGCACCAGGTCAGGCATGGCCGACGAACAACGCCCGCCCCTGTGTGTCGGTTGTCACCGTGTGCCGCTGAAAGCGTCTGGCCACGGCGTCCTGCGACGAGCTCGACAGCTGCTCCCAGTCGTGGATCGCCAGGATGCTGGCGATGCCAGCCGCCGTCAGGTACTCGGGTAGAACAGCGTCGCCGTGGGCTGCGTCGTGGAAGATCAAATCCCACGAGTCGAGATGAAGCTGGCAGTCTCGCAGGAACCGCCTGGCGTCATCGGCCACCGGCTGAATGTTGGCCACGCCAACCGTCTCCCAATACGCCACGCGGCTAGCCTCTGGCATCGTGTCGCACAGGTCAACGCTCACGATCGTGGACTCAGGGGCTGCAATCGCCATGGCGGCCGTCGAGATCCCGGCGTGGCTGCCGAGCTCGAGCACACGCCACTCTCGGCCCTGCACCAGTTCGCACAGCTCGGCGATGTGCTCGCGCGCCGTGGTCATCTGGTGCGAGCAGTCCACCGTCGCCAGGTACTCCTGCCACGTCATGTAATCCGCACGGTGGTCCGTGCCTCCGTGCCGTACGTTTTCTCGACAATCACCCGCCCGATCTGCGAATCGTCCACCCAGGCCACGCCGTTCAAGGCGTCCTCCAGCCCCTTCAGCACGTTCGAGCAGTCGGGCCGTGGCAGCTTCGGGGCATCGTCTCGCAGCCCGCTCTTGCGGAAGTGGCTCTTCGGCCGGGTCCACACGAGATCAACGATCAGCGTGATTGGTGCGGAGTCGGTCGGCGTTGCACCGGCTTCGATCGCTGCGGCTGCAATCGCTGCCCGGTAGGCGTGGATCGGGTGGGCTGATGGCGTGTAGGCGTGCCCGTGCTTGCCTCTGACGGTGATGCGAGCCCGTGGCTGCGGCACCGGATCGCCCGGCACGCTGAACGTGATGGCGTTCACGATGCCCTCGCCGCCAGGTACAGGCCGACGTTGGCGAACGCATACCCGAGGTACGCCAGACCCAGCCCCGCTTTGCCATGCAGGGCCAGGTCTGCCGCCACCACGAGATAGATGCCGCCCGTCAGTGCTATGAGCCACGGTGCCATGCACGCAGCATGGCGACGGCGTCAAGCGTGACGGCCTCCGCCGGGAAGGCACACGCCAGCCCGCCACTTGCTGACCTTCGACACCGTAACTTCGTACGGCTCCGCACGCCGCTCGGCCATGTGCTTGGCCTTTAGCTCTGCCTTTAGTCGCTCAATCTCGTCAGGCGTCGGATCAACAACGTTGCGCTTGTGCTCTGCCTGGCGTGGCGGCAGCTTGTGCTTCGCCACCAGCCGAGTCAGAAACGTGTGGCTGATGCCGAGCCTGCTGGCGATCTCTGCCCGAGTGAGCGTGCGATCGTTCCACAACTGGTACAGCAGTGGCACGTCGATGTTCTTACAAACTCCCATGGCGTTACTCCGCTGCCATAGGCATGACAACGCCTGTGCTGCAATCCGTCCGCAGGATCACAGCCGACTGCCCGTCCTTAGCCTGGACGCTCACCGTTGGCTCGCCGTCCGCCGGCAGCCCTTCCAGCCACTGCCGCACGTAGCGAGGGTCCAGCTTCACCACGCATGCCGTGCCGGCCTCAACGAGATCGCACGTCACGCTGGACTCGCCGGCCTCGCTGCTCTTACCGTGAAGCCACAGGCCCTTGTCGCTGAAGGCGAAGTCGATGCCCCGGCTGGCCTCGGTGGTGACGATCGCCGCCGCCTTCACCGCCGCCAGCAGCTGCTCGGCGAGCACGGTGGTGGGCTCGCAGTCGAGGTCCGGCACCACGTCGCGCCACCGGGGGAAGCGCCCTTCGATCAGCCGGGCCGTGACAGTCGCCGTGCCGATCGTGGCCACGATCTCGCGTGCCGTCGCCTCGAGCTGGATCGAACCATCGGAGTCGGCCAGGGCAAGCCGCGACAGAATCGCCATCACCCGACTCGGCACGAGCGTCTGCGAGTCATCAACGGCCAGGTCGTGCTCGCACTCCACAAGCGAGAGCCGCCGGCCGTCTGTTGCCACGAAGCTGACCGTTTCGCCCTGCACTTCGATCAGCACGGCCCCAAGTGCGAACCTGCTGGAGTCATCATCCGTGGCGAAGTTCACGCCACGCACGGCGCGGCAGAACTGATCGGCAGGCAGCCGTGTCACGGGCTTCGCGTCGGTCGGTTCCCAGAGCGGGTACTCGCTGGCGTTCTCTGTGGGCAGCGTCCACGTGCCAGAGCCCGCCCGCACCACGCAGGACGTATCGCCAGGCTCCAACGTCACCGTCTCGCCCGTTGCTGCCCCGAGGATCTGCGAGAGCCTGCCATGCGGCAGCAGGATCGCGTCACCGTGGTAGTCCACGGTCACGTCGATGCGCACTTCGCCGTCCGATCCCGTGAGCAGACCGTCGCCAAGGCGCACGGCCTGGTAAATCGGCTTCGGGCTGCGCGTCGGCACAGCCGGTGAGACTGCGGCCAGCGCAGATTTCAAGTCAGCCGACGCCAGTTCAATTCCGGTTCTCTTCTTCGTCGCGGTTGCCATTGTCAGATTCCCTTCGTTTCAAAGAACAACCCACCAAAATCCCAATGCCGAACGTCAGCACGAGGACAATCTCTCCGAGGCTCAACATCACGAAGTCGCGCACGGTCATCGGGCAGCCTCCGCTCGCTCGAGGTGCAACGCCTGGCGGACCAGCCGCCGCATCAGGTGCCGGATCGTGTCGGCCGCAAACTCCAGTCGCAGCCGTGTGTCATCGTCCACGTCGTCCGCCCACGCACGCTGAGCACAGAGGTCAGCCACGATCGACGGGGGCGGCAGCTCGTACGGGTTCTCGCAGCTCATGCGTCCACCTCCTGAAGCGGGCGAATCGTGCGCGACTGACGCTCGTTCCAGACCACGAATCCCTTGCTGCGAAGCGGGCGCAGATGGCACATGGCACCTTCGGTTGAGGCGAAGCCGAACGCCAGGCACAGCTCGCGGATCGTTGGGCTGAACCCGTGGCCGGCGATGTAGTTCACGATCCAGCGGTAGATCTCGCGCTGGCGATCGGTGAGCGGACGTATTGGGGTGGTGGTGGTCATCAGTTCTCCTCCGTGAGTTTCAACCCGGCCGCAAGCGCGGCGACTTCCTTCGGGGTGCGGTATTGGGCGGGCCGGTACTCGTCCTTCCACGCCTTTGGGGGCGGCCTGTCCTCTGGCCTGCGGCCCTGCTCGCGGATCGTGCCGCCCTTGTCCTGGCAACGGCTCAGCCAGCCCGTTAGGAACTTCCGCCAGTTCTTGCGAACGGCCCGAGACGGGTGGGCACGCAGCCACTCCTCCGCCTTGGCGAGCTCCTGCGTCACCACTGCCGCCGGGTAGGCAACGGCCCAGCCCTGTCGGTCGGCTTCTGTGATGCCCGCCCAGCCTGCGTCAGCAGACCACGACAGCGAAGGCTTCGCCGGCGTGCGAGCCGCTGGCGGCTTGCTCGTCGGAACCGGCGCAGCCGGTTGTATTTCTTCTCTCTTCTCCTCTCCTCTCTTCTCCTCTGGTGACGGTGCTGCGCCACCACCCTGTGACGGTTCAGCGTCACGGGAGCGCCTCCGGTACGAATCCTGCCGCCGGCCGTGCATGGCACGTGCCTTTGCAGCCCCTGAAAAACGGCGTTCCCAGCCCTCGATCGTCAGGCTGCCGTTCAAAAACGACACCCAGCCGACTCGCTCAACAGCGAGCCAGAACGCCTCGTCACCACCAGCCACGGCAGCAACGCGCCTGGGCGTCGCCCGGATCGTGCCGTCAGATGAGTTCAGGGCAGCCCACGACCACAACTGAATGAGACGCCAGGCGACTACCTCAACGGGCAGCCCTGTTTCGTCCACCAGCTCGAGCACCTCGGGCTTCGTGCCAAGGTTGCAGTCCAGGGGAATCCATTCACCGGCCATGGATAGCCTCCCTCATGGCTTGTATGAACTCGTCGCCAAACTGCCGCCGCAGCTTTTCGACCGCCGCCGCAGGGTCTCGCGGAATGTAGACCTGGCGGTTCTCCCTGACGCCAGCCTTCACCAGCGCAGCGTTGGGGGACAGGTCGCCAGACATGACGGCGGCCACAGTCTTAGAGTCGCACTCGCGTTGCACGCGGGCGATGGAGTAGGCGCGCGAGTTGCCGGTCTTCTCTGGATCAACTGTTACATTGTTACGCTTGATCGCATCTGACTTGCGGTCTCCTCCGTGCTGAACCATCGCCTCTCGAAAAGCGGACAGCGCCTCCGGGTCGTCGCGGATCACGGCCTCGACCTTGGACGGGTCTTCTCCCCACCCGCCAACCGGCTTCGCCGTGATGAGTTCCCTAAGGCTAGAGAGTTCGACCACCTTTCCGTGGACGGTGCGGCGCTCCCACGCCCGGGTAGCAATCACCTTCTTCAGTAAGGCCGGAAACTGCCGCAGCCCACCAGTCGCTTCGTAGAGCGACTCAATTGTGGACTGGCACAACTCGCCGCGCTCAATCTCATTGAGGTCATGCATACTTTGCGATCTCCGAGAGGATCGCCCGAAGCTTGCGCCGCAGTTCGTCTTCCGTCATTTGGTTGTGTGGCTTGAACTTGCCGTTGATTTCGTCCGGCCTGCACTTAGCCAACTTGGAAAGGCGAAACGCCTGCTGGTTGCACTTCTTGCGAAGGTCATCCATTTCCTCTTCTTTACTGCGAACGGCCACGGGCTGCGGGCTCGACTGCTGGCCGCCAACTCCAAGCCGCTGCATGACGGCCAGCACCTTCTGCATCGGGATCGCCTCAGCCTCTGCGATCTGCGAGATTTGCCTTGCTACGTGCTCTGACACAGCCTCGCTTCCGATCATGACAAGGTCGGTGCCGTCATGGGCCGTTGAGAAAGAATCAAACAGCGACCCGGTTTGGCGATCCAGCGGAGCCCGCTCGACCTCATCAGCATCTCGCTGGTTCTTTAGCGCCTGCACCTGTGCGTTTTCGATGTTCTGTGCGCAGGCAATCAAGCGAGGATCGGCAGGCAGATAGACATACGCCTCGCGGTCCTCATTGCCTCGATAACGAGAAACGCGGCCGACAAGTTGCCGGAAAAACAGTTCCGCAGTTGTGTTCGTTAGGTAGCAGAGAACTTGAAGCCGCTTGATGTCGGTGCCTTCGCTTACCTTGCGAACCGCTACGATCCACTCCTTCTTGCTGTCACGAAACGAACGAACAGTATCGTTCTCAACTTTGTCGTCGCTAACGATAACGCTTGGCTCGCAACCAGTTACCTCGCGGATCACATTTGCCACCATGGCGGCGTGCGTCTGGTCAATGCAGGCAGCCAGAGCCCCGGCGTCCGGGAAAGATGCTCGCACGTCCAAAAGCCTCTGGTGCGCCTGTCGTATCTGCTCGCGGACAAACTCGCCGCGAGCGTCAAGCAGCCTTCGGAGCAGTCGGGCGGCGTCGTCCTCTGTGCTTTCACTGGAAAGCGTTTGACTGTCTCCAGTCAGGTCATGCGTAATAGTTCCGCGCGAGTAGTCAAAAACCAGAAACCGGACAACGTCATCGGTAAGTGCGTGCGGGTAGTCGTACGAGTAATCGGCTACGGCAAACCCATTGCCGTCGTATTGAACCCACGGGATAGCGGTCCCATCGCTTCTCCATGCGGTGCCAGATAGCAGCAGTCGCTCGGCCGCGAGTTCAAAGGCCTGGCCGACACCTCGGCCAAAACTGGCCTCCTCGCCGCAGTGGTGAATCTCATCAAAGATCACCATTGTCGGCGCTACAGAGCAGAGCTTGCGAAACACCAGCGGCTGGCTGGCAACGAGGCTGTAAGAAACAACGCCGCCTTGAAAGCCGTGCTTGAAGTTCGTGCCAAACTCCTTGGTCTGGAGTTGGATACCAAACTTTACAGCCTCTTCTTGCCACTGCTCCCGAAGGTTGTCCGTTGGCACAACAACGATAAGGCGACGGTCTGACCCTGCTGCCATCCATCGACGCGCAGACTCAAGGGCGGCCATTGTCTTCCCGCCTCCGGGAATGACGATCAAGAGAAACGTGTTGATCGTGCGCGCGATCCATTGGCGGAAGAATTCTTCTTGCCAGCGTCGCGGCTTAAAAAAGAAAGAGCCCTTCTTTGCGTTGGCTGCGCCTGAAATCAACTGACAGTTTTCCACGCTAGTCTGCCCTCCTTTGCTGTGAGGAATCACGTGATCGCCTTGCCCTGTCTTCCCAGTGACAAGCTCGACTGCCTGCTTTTGTGCCTTGGTAAACAACCTCACGACACCCTCCATTCCCGTTCGCCGCGCCCGCTGGCGCTGGTGACGATGTTGCCCGTCTCCGCAATCCGCCCGCACTTGGCGAGCTCGTGTATCCGCTTGTTGACCTGGTGGGCGAGCAGGCCACACCGTGCCGCAATCCCGCTGGCCCCGGCCGGGCCTTGGCTCAGCGCCTCGAGGATCGCCGCGTGGTGCTCGCCTCTGAACGTCTTCGCGTCAGCAGCTGCGGCCTTGCTCGTCACCGGGTCGGTGCGTCGGAAGAGCGGCAGCGTGTCGAGCGATTCGGCGAAGTAGTCGGACATAGGAATCCTTTCCGTGTATTTGCCCATGCGGAGGTGACGCTGCGGCAAGGGCTGTGCCGGGGTGGTGTGCGCTACCATTCCCCGCCGTAGCGGGCTTTCATTGCGTTGCTGTACTCGTCATCCATGCCGAGCTCGTAGGCACGACGAGCGTGCTGATAGCCAGGCTTGATCACCAGCTCGGGCTTGGGCGGCATCTTGGGCTCGAGCACCTTCCCAAGGTCCGTTTCCATATTCGCCCGCTCTGATGCGATCTCAGCGGCCAAGTCATCAAGACGCTTCCACTCGCGCCGCTGTGCCTGCATCCGGTCCTCGTCTGGTTCGTCGTTCATGCGCGGGCCTCCGCTTCGATTTCCTGTGCGTCGAAGTGCTCGGTGCCGCTGTCCTCGTAGGCATCGCCGCGTGGCGTCAGCAGCTCGATGCGTGTGTCGATGAGCTCGACCAGTTCGCTGGCCTGCGTCGGCGTGTAGAAGCCAGCGTCGAGCCGCTCGCTGACGGTGGCGTGGATCTGCCGCAGACGATCGACGGCCTTGGCTGCGGCGATCGCTCGCCGGGCCTTGGTCATGTCCTCGGGCTTCGCATGCTCGGCAGGCTTCGCATACACAGCCTCGGGCTGCGTGGCAGGCGTCGGCTCTGGCGTCGGGTAGTCCTGAGCCTCTTCGGCCGTGATCAGCCCACGCAGGGCATCGGCGAAGGCGTTACGCAGGGCGAAGCCCCTGGCTCGCAGCGTCAGCATCCGGGCTGGGTATTGCGACCACGGGCCAGACTTGCCAGCCAGGCCGGCCCGCTTAGCGTCTGCCATCGAGAACCGCACCACGGTGGGCTGCGGGTAGCCTCGACGCTTCGCCTCGCAGACGGCCACCAGGGCTTCGCCTTCGCCCTCGGTGAACTCGCGGACGTACTCGCAGACCGGGCTGCTTTGCACCAGGGCCAGGGCCGCGTCGCCCCAGATGGTCGGCCTGCCGTTGATCACGGCAATGCTCTGGAGCGACTGCATAGGGGATAGGCCCACTTCGCTCCCGTGCTGGATGGCGAGCATGCAGGACTCAGGCTTGCCCCTGAAATCCTTCGGGGCGAACTCGCTAGCCGCCACCATCTTGCTGAACCGGAATGCGTCCTCGAATGAGGCGAGAGCCAACCCTCTCGCTGGTGCCGTGCTTGTGCTGATTTCCGTGGTCATCTCGCGTCCCTTTCGTTGCGATGTGAAATCCCGGCTCCGCGTCCTGCCTTGCCGGGGCGGTCCCTTCCTTGGTCATCCCGGCTCCGCCGGGCTCCTGTGTCTCTCAGAACGGCAGCACGTTCCCCGTGGGCCACGGCCTCGGGTCGAGCTCCACGATGTCGCTGGCCGTCTCCACGATCAGCCGGCCGTCGTGGTGGTTGATGACGCGGCCATCGTCGTACGAGCGATCCGACCACCCACGCATGCGAAACGTGATGTGATCGCCAACGGCGTAGGTGTCAGCGTGTCGCGGGCTGCCGTAGGTTTCCTGCATGCCGGCGACAGCGGCGGCGTACTCGTTTTCGTGGGGGCTTTGCATGGGGGAAATCTCCTTTGGGGTGGGGAATATACGCATGTGCAGTCGTGAGTCAATCAACCGAGTCGGAATTTTTTTCGGACCAACGGTGCCGGGCTTTTGCGAGTGGCGGTAGCGGTAGGTAGGCTATCGGCTATCGGTAGTTCGTCAAGAGAAAAATCGTGCGACCGTGCCGAGGGCGAAGTCGATGCCGTGGGCGATCGTCTGGGCCAGCTCGCTCGAGGTGCCGAGTTCCTGGCCAAGCCTGACGCAGAGAAGGGCGTGCAGGGCTGCGTTCCATCGTTTGTGCATTGTGTCCTCCGTGACGGTGAAAGAAGTGCCACCCGTTTCGCTGCTGTCGGCTGGCCGGGTGGCCCCACCTTTGTGTTTTCTCAGGCCCGCTCGCAGCGGAGGCTGGCGGCCTCGGCAGCCTTGGCCGTGGCGTAGCCCTTCCGGTTGTTCGCCGGAAGATTAAAGCCAGGGCGGCCCATGGCGATGAAGTAGCGAGTCTCGCCGCGAACCTCGATGGCCACCACGCGGTCGTTGCTGATCAGGGCGTTCATTGTTTCGTCTCCCGGTTGGCGTTGCGTCAGGTCTCATGTGCCCGACGCCCGTAATGTAGGCTATCGGTAGTTAGGCGTCAAGGAGATAAATCGGAATTTTTTTGGGGCGTTTTCTGCGGGGAAAACGCTACTTCTTCCGCTTCGCCTTCTTCCGCTGTGCGGCAGGACGCTTGGCGAGGTGCCGTTTGGCGTTGGCCCTGGTGGTCAAGGCGTCTCGAGCTTCCCGGCAGGCGTCGGCCGGGATCAGCCAAATACGCTCGCCGAACCGCCGGCCACGCAGCTTTCCCTCGCGGAGCAGCATGCGGACCCAGCCTTCGGTGCAGCCGATCGCGTCCACGGCCTCGGAGACCGTGAGGTATTCGCCGCCGTCGATCTTTTGCGGGCTCATCGTGACCATCCCTCAGATACTACCGGCAGCCGTCAGTTGGTCAACCTGGCCGGATTTGCCGCCTCGGCGCAGCCCGCCGTACCATACTGAACAGACCAAACAGCGGAGGGCATGGTGGTTGTACGTTTGTACACCATGCTACACTCCGCATTCAAAAGGGAGGATTTGAAATGCTGTTGCGTGATTTCCTGAATGACCGCTACGCCGTGCTCCACAACCTGAAGCCGCGCACCGTCGAGATCTTCGGACACTCTATCGACCGGCTGCGGGACTTTCTCGGGCGCGAGCCGGAACTGGCTGATTTTGACGATTTGACCATCGGCAAGTTCCTTCGGTGGCGGGCCGTCACGCCGCACCGTGGGCGGATCTGTGCCGCCGCCAGCGTTGCCAAAGACAAGGCCCACCTGGTCAGCCTGTGGAACGCTGCCGCCCGCAAGAGGCTTGTGGAGGTGTTCCCAGACCTGCCCCGTGGCATCGTCAAGGTGCCCCACCGCTCGCCGTCTGCCTACACGGTGGAAGAGATCAGCCGCATGGTGCAGCAGGCCAGGCGGCGTTCAGGGCTGATCGGCCCGTGCCCCGCCCCGTGGTTCTGGACCACGCTTCTGATGTCGAACTGGTACACGGGCGAGCGGATCGGGTCGCACCTCGAGACGCGGTGGGAGCAGGTGGACACAGCCCGCCGCACGATCACGTTTCTCTCTGAGCACCGCAAGGGGCTCGGGCGGACGATTACACGGGCGATCACGCCGCAGCTGGCGTCGATGCTCCAAGCCGGGCGTCGAGCCTCTGACGATCTTGTGTGGCCTTGGATAGACCACAGGGCGGCAAACTCCATCTACCAGCGGATCCGCTACATCTGCCGGTCGGCCGGCGTAAAGCCGAGGGGCTTCCATGCAATCCGCAAGGCGGCCGGCTCCTACCTGAAGGCAGCCGGAGGGGATGCCACGGAGTTCCTGACGCACAAAGACAGCAAGACAACCAGGGATCACTACCTCGATCCAAAGATCGTGGGCGAGGCTTCGGCCCTGGATTTCCTGCCACCGCTCGACCTTGGATGATCCGTCGGAAACGCCTTCCGCTTGAAGCCTAGAGCGTCCCGGCCTTACTGTGGGCCATCACCCTGAAAGGAGTGGCAATGCGTCTACTGTGTTCGTTTGTGATGCTCGCCGGCCTGGGGGCCGTGGCCAGCTCGGCGTTGCCTTCGGCCATCGAGTCCGTCGCCAAGTGTGTCGGTGCCGATCCGTGCCTAGCCTGCAAGAGTTGCGAGAAGTGCTCGCACTGCCGTGGTGGCAAGACGTGCGGCGCGTGCAAGAAGCCCGAAAAGAAGACTATGGCACAGGCGACTTGTTACTGAACCGAGCAAGCGGGGAGGCGACGCGGGGGAAAGGGAGACCCTGCGCCGCCTCTACCCGCCGCCCGGCTCATGAATCGACGCGCCGTGCCCGCTCCACCGCCACCTCGCCCTTCGTGCGGCTCAGCTCGGCCAGCAACCGCATGACGTGGGCCGCCAGCGTGCCCGAGGTGCCCTGGTCCCAGCAGCCCGAGAACTTGCGGGCGTCCCATTCGCATTGCTGCAGGTAGGCGTCGGACAGCGGCTCAGCCACGTTCCCTCCGCAGCATGACGAGGCAGATCATGGCCCACATGGCGGCGTCCTTCAGCGCGTTCTCGTAGTCCACTGGCTGCCCGTTGGCGAACCGCTGCATGCGCACAACGCAGTCCGAGAGATCGCACAGGCAACGCCGCCAAGGCTCAACCGCACAGAGGGCCGACGCCTCCACGTTGGCGAACGCTGAATCCTCGTGACCGTACTGGCCGGTCTTTTCGACGTGTAACGCCAGCAGCTCGTCGTGCAGCCTTCGCCATTCGCTCGAGCCACGCGGCAGGCTAATCGCTTGGCTCTCGTCTTCCGCCAAGAGCGAGTCGCCGAGGCATCGCCCTTCACAGTATGCCGCTGTCATGTAGTCCCTTTCTGGTTACGCCGTTCTCACTGTGCCGTCGTGCATCACGCGATAGTTATGCACATCGAAGGCACCGCCCTTATGTATGGCGACCATGGCAAATCCCCAGTTCCACCTGTTAATGCGGGCGTACTCGGGCCGCAGATCGCACAGGCAGCCGGTGCTCCAGCAGCCGGTTTCCTTGTGCCACATATCAGATTCGGCGTGATTGCTCGTCCGGTGCGAGTGGCCAACCATTACCGTCGAGAGCGTCTTCATGAACGCACCACGGGCCACGTTGACCGGCGCGGCCATGCCGCTGGGCAACTCGTGGCCGTGGAGCACGGGCAGCTTCCCGAGCAGCACGGGTCGCTTGTCCTCGACTAGCTCAATGTTGTGCTCCGTGAATCCGAGCCAGGCCGTAAGGCTCATGCGTGGATCGTCACTGATCTCGGCGGCGTGTTGCCACAGCCAGTGCTGCCACCGCTCCTCGTGATTGCCCGTCTTGTAGACGATCGGGATGTCGGGGAACTCTTGCCGCAGGTAGGCGAGGAAGTCCCTCACGGCCTCGAGCTCGCCTTTGAAGTCCCTCTGCTTCGGGTCTTTCATGTAGCGGCTGATCGCATAGAAGTCTGCGATGTCGCCGTTTAGAAGCAGGGCCGACAGCTCCTGGTCTTTGAGGAATCCCACGGCCGCAGCCACTGCGATCTCTGAGTGATACGGCACATGCACGTCGGACATGATGCCGACGTTGCCGATGACGTTCATGCGATGCGGCGACCACGCCTCGGCCATCGACTTGGGCATGGCCAGGATCTCGCCAGACTTTCTTGGTGCCCGAGGTGCTGCTGGCTTGACGTACTTTCTGTGCTTCGCTCCGTGAACGCCAAACTGGCGCTGCATCCTCATGCGAGCCTGGTGCAGCGTGATCGCTCCGTTGGCCTCTTTGACGAGCCGCCGGGCCAGTGTCTGCGCGGGTGCGTCTGGGTGCTTCTGCGCGAGCCGTCGGGCCATCTCGGTGATTACGTCACCCGCCATGCTTCTTCCTCCGTGCAGTTGCCTTCGGCTTCCGCTTAGCGGCATCACGCCGCAGGACCATGTTGCCGTCATCGTCGATGATGCCGAGGCCCGTGGCCTCATCGTCCTCGAAGTCGAGCTCGGCGAGATTAGGCCGCTGGGCCTTCGGCTGCGGCTTGCTCGGCTTCTTTGGCACGCTTCGCCTCCGCTTTGCGGGCGTTGTGAATCGCACGCTTCACGAGGAGCCTAGCGGGGAGGTCAAGGAACGGCAGGCCGCGCTCCTCGGCAGCCTCTCGCAGAAAGCCCATGATCTCGTCCATGCCCTCCTCGCTCTCGCACCAGTCGCAGCCCTTGGCGTCCATGTAGGCGGCGCGGCTGGTGCATTTGCAGTCGGGCGAGGCTGTGATTCCGATCTTTGCGAGAAGTGTTTTTAGCTCGGTGCCTGGGCCGAAAACGCACGCTCTTCTATGTCTAGCGTTCTTTGAGACGTGGCCGCAACGCACGCAGCGCAGGTCTGCACCGTATCTGCACATCGCATCAGGGAGACGTAAAGTCATAGGAAACGACGCCACCCGCGCCGCCTTGGCCGCCCCTGAGAACGCTCGGGGTGGTGAAGTTACAGTCACCTCCGCCGCCGCGAGTTACTGCCATAATCGGCGCACCAAATTCCCGAACGGTATTTGGCGGCCTGACGAGCGAGTTGTATTGCAAAGTCCTCGAACCACCTGAAGGAGTGCATGTAACTTGATATTGCACGAAAGCACCATCACTCAGGGAGATTTTCCAGAACCATCTGACCTGTCTTCCTCCACCAAATAAATCAGCAAATTCCGTGCGATCGAAAGTGAGCGTGTACGTGCCCATAAGAGAGGCAATGTCTGTGCCAAAAAGCGTGTCATATGCAGCGGAGACTGTGCATTCGACCGTGGCTGGCGGAGAGTTTGGGCAGTTGCATTTATCAGGCCCACAACAACACGCCATCGCTACACCTTGAACCGCAGGAACGTGGCCGTAAACGTGGACTGCACAAAGACGCTGGTGGCTGTTCCAGTCACGAAAATCGTAGACGCAGTGACAAGCGTCTTGCCGATTGAAATGGTGCAGTTTGATGTATTGAGCGTGGCCGACAGCGTCACGTCAGTTACGCGGCTCGTGGATTGCGTAGACGAAACGACGATGCCTGTGGTGGTCGCCCCTGCGAAAACGGCCGTTGCCGTCTCAAAGGGCACGTCGATCAGATACCAGGCCGTGCCGTCTTTGGCGATAGCGCAGTCAGTGGCGGACGCTGGTGCGGGGAACGGGAAGAACAGATTCACCGCCGCCACGGTATTCGGCGTGGCCGTCTGATTGCGGAACGTCACCGTTTTCGTGTCGTTGATCGACCACGCGCCGGTGAAGGTGCAGACGCGGAAGAGCTTGGGATTGCCAGCCACGCCACGGTTGCCAAACGTCAGCGGCCCCGTGTCCCGGTCGCCACCCTCAACGGCTCGCACCACCTTGGCGATCCGCTCTGCGGCCGGCTTCGTGAACGTGACGCGCTCTGTGCGGGCAGGCTTGCCGTCTGGCTTCTGGGCCATGGTCAGTCCTCGAGCACGGTGAGCACCAGGCGGGAGCCACCTACGGCAGCCTTCGCGGCGTAGTTGCCAGCCGCCAGCCGCAGGATCGCAGCCTCACCAGCACGCAGGCTGACAGTCTCGTGGAGGTTCGTGCCGTCGAACCGGCCGAAGCTCACGGTGTGCGTGGTCTCCGTGGCGAGCGAACGGGCAAAGCACAGGCCGAGGCTGCCCATCGTTGCCGTGCTGATCTGCGTGACGGCAGTGCCGAGGTTCAGCGTTACGGCCAGAATGCCGGCCGTGGCGATGTCGGCAGTGATTCCAGACGCGGCGAACTGCTGCGAGAGAGCGCCTTTCTGCACTTGGGCATTGATCGTGTAGTTGATGTCGGGCATGGGGCGGGCTCCTTAGAACGGCGGGGTGCCGAAAAAACCTGTGAAGTCGATGGCCTGGTGGACGCGACGCAGCAGCTGGTCTGGGTTGCCTTCCGCGCCGGGGTATTTCATGTTGCCGGATTCGGTGAGCGGCTGCGGGGCAGAGGCATCTACCCTTTCCTTTTCGCTGCCCTCGCCCTGATACACCCAGCATTTCGTCTTGCTGCCGCCCGTGACGTAGTGCCAGCCCACGTGCGGGATCTTCATGACCCACGTGCTAGAGCGGTACACAAGCTCGACGCTTACGCTCCAGTATTTCACTTCAACGTCGTTCACCACCTCGAGCTGCTGCTGAGCGGAGATGCCTTGGCACAGCCAGGTGTATGCAGCGCCGCCAAGGTACGGTGCGGAGTTGATGGAGTTTGTGACGCTGCCAGCAACGGAAAGCGGGAACGTCGGGCGGTTGCCGGTAATCGTCGCCTTAATCTCGCCCTCAACGGCCTGCAGCCCTTCGATGTAATCGCCCGCAGCGTTGACGAGCGGGCGGATGTCTGAATTGCTGGAGCCGTGGTAGTAGTACAAAGCGGGCACGGCGGCACTCGACACGGAGAACGACCACACGTCACGGCGTGCCAGCGGGTTGGGCTGGTAGTCTTCCGTGCCTACGTTGGGCACTTCGTAGCGGTACGTGATCTCGGCGTGCTGCCGGTCTGGCTCGGTGACGCTGCCTTCCGTGCAACGCAGGTAGGTGAATTCCGGATGGCTCGCACCGTGGAAGATGCCAACGGTGTTCAGCAGCAGCTGGTGCGCGACAGGCTGCGTGGTCGTGACTACGAACTTCCGCTCTGCAGTCGGGCTTTCGCCAAACCGATGCGTAAACGTGCGCGGCAGAACTTCGCGGAAGGCAAGTACGGACATGGCTAGTTCAGGATCTCCACGGTTCCGATCTGGCCATTTCGGTTGATCTGCTCGAGCAGCGTGACCTGCTTTTCCTCGGCGGCGTTTGGTGCAGTGCTTGCGGCGCTCTGCTCCATCTTCTGCTGCAGTGATTGAGTTGCCGTGTCGATGGCTGCGTTGAAGTTGGCCTGGAAACGATTAAGCACGCTGTTGGATGCCTCTGCGGCGATCTGCGCCTCGAGTTGTGCAATCCGTTCGACTCGCGCACGATCCGCCTCCTGGACGGCTGCAGCGTTTGCGATCGGCCTGCCAAAGCCGTCAACAGCTGCGCCTTGCCCCTGTGCTGCCGCCTGCTGCTGAGTGCGCAGTGCGTCCAGTTCTTTCTCGGCTTCGTTGCGGATGTCCAGCCCGAGGACAGGAGCGAACTTCTTTACAAACGCCTCGATAAATTCAGCCAACTGGAAGAACGCATTGCCAGCCAGCTTGATGAAATCGAGCAAGCCGCTGGCCACCTGCTGGGCAATCTGCTGCGGCCCGGCCTGCCTAATTACTCCAAGAAGCTCCTGTGCGATCGTGCTAATTGGGCCAGCAAGCTCGCCGAGAATCGTGCCTGTCAGGCCTTTGACCGTGGCATACACCGCAGCGAATGAATCGTTCATGTTGTCGATCGCCTTGACGGCATCTGCATCGACAACCTGGCCGAGCGCGATGGCTTCCTGCCTCATATTCGTGAGCGCACCAGGGCCAAGCGTGAACAACTCGCCAAGCTCGATGCCGCCCTTGCCAAAGAACTTGACCGCCGTGGCGGCCCGCTCGGCAGGGTCTGCAATCCGAGAGATCGCATCCACCACCTGCTCGAACTGCTGCTCTGGGGTCGCCGCCTTCAGCTCCTCAAAGACGATGCCAAGGGCCTCGAACTTCTTTTGGGCCTTATCGTCCAGCGAGGCCGCACCAATGTTGACCGTCAGTTTCTGAATCTGCTTGGCGAACGATTCGACGCTGACGCCAGTATCGGCGGCGGCCCGTGCATACGCCTGCAACGCCTCGACGCCAACGCCTGTCCGGTTGGCCACGTCGTTCAGTGCGTCGAGCTCTTCGCCCACGCTCAGGGCAAACGATGTCACAGACGTGACGGCCCCAGTCACCGCGCTCGTCAGGCTGAGAAAAGCAGTGGTTGCCGCCTGGATGCCGCCCAGAGCTAGCTTGCCAATCTCGATGTTCTTCAGCGTGCCGAGATCGCTGGACGCTTTCTTGCCAGCCTCGCCCATAGAGTCGAGCTTGGCATTCACATCGGCCACAGCCTGAGCCAGCTGGGCCGTGTTGGCACTGATCTGCATTGCCAATCCAAGTGCCGTACTCATGTCATTTCCCGTCTAGGTCGGTTTTCATCTGGGCGAGCACGTCGAGCAGCTGCGAGCGGTGTTGCGGCGGGGCTTCGGTTGGGACGAAATCTGCAGGCTTTGGTATGTGGCCACGCCGCGAGTACGGGGCCAGGACCGCACTAGCAATCACTCCCGTTTGTGCCCACGAGTTGTCGAGCGGCTGGTAGTAGCGGGCAAACGCCAGCCACTCGCTCAACTCTCGACTGTCCATCCGTTGCTCGAGCTCGCCAACCGTCATTCCGAGATGCCCGGCCAGCATGAACAAGAACCGCCGCGATGGTCTGGCGTTAAAGCTCGCCGGCTAGTTCGACTACGTCCGCCTCCGTGAGTTTGTTGTGACGCTGGGCCACGTCGAACAATTCGCCCATCACCGCACCATCGAGCTTCGCCACTTCATCCAGTTCGTTGTCTTGGTAGATCCGCACGCCGTGCTCGTCGCAAAGGGTGCGAGCCAGGTAGAACGCACGGAAGTTGTGGAACTTCTCGACGCCTTTGTTTCTGATGTCGAGCCAAGCCAGCTCCCAATCGTCACGCTCGCCGACGCTGAGCACGCGAACGAACACGTCCAGGTTCCATTCCTTTACGTGGACCTTCAGCGGCTTGCGGACGCTGGCGGCCTGGATTTGCTCTTTGAGTCCCATAGGTCAGTTGTCCAGAAGTTTGAACGTGACGGTGTAACGAGTAACGCCGTTCACCTCATTCGCCACGCTCAGTGACTCCCATATTGCGGGGTTCGTCAAGGATTGCCCGCCGCCTGAGATTGCCAGCGTGGCACGCACGCCGTAGTTGCTGGTGGCAGTGTTGTTGCCGCCCAGGCACTCGACGCTGCACGTGCCGGCTTCGTCTGTCCAGATGACGCTGCGGCCCTTGGATGGACCGCCGCCGTATGTCCACGTCAGGCCTGTGACTTCTTGGAACTCAATGCCGTTCCACGTCACAGACACACCAGCGCTATAGCTCGCCACGGGGGCCTCCCTGTGGGACTACGGCACCTGGAAGGCGGCAGAACCACGCACGGCGTCGTTAACTGTCAGCGTCACGCTCGATGACTTGCAGGTGGCGGTGACGCTGAGCGTGATTCCGCCAGTGATCGCTAGCGTGCCCGTCTGCCCCTGAGCGATTGGCGTGCCCGAGGCTGCCAGGTATTCGATGGTGACTTCCTTGCCAGTGTCACCAGCCGAGCCCTTGAGCGGACGGGAAAGCGTGAGCACCGTGCTGCCGGTCGTTTGGCCGAGGTGCGAAACGTCGATCTGATCGGCGGCAGCTTGGTCTGTGATGCTGTAGGTGATGCTCGTGACGGTGTACGTTGAACCGGCAAAGGACAACGTCGTGCCGCTGGAATCATGGGGCGTATATGGCATGCTTTATCCCTCGCTCCACCACACGTCGTAACGCTGCGTCACCTGATAGACCGGCGGGAGATCCGCTCCAGCCAGCTGCACGAAATCGTCGGACTCGTCTTCCAACGACGCCTGCTTGACTTCTGTATTGTCCGACGTGCCGCCGTACCCATCCAGAACGCGACGCATGGCGTCAGCCACCTGACGGGCCTCTTCGTAGGTCGTGCCGTAAATGCTGTACTCGACGCTCACGCGGGGCATGCCCATCGGCCCGCCTAGCGTTTGCTCTCTGTCGATGCCTGAGCGCCGCCACGTGACGAACGGCAGAGCCGCCGACGCCGGGGCCAGCACCGGGTAGATCCTCGAGCTCACGAGCGACGTGACGGCCGTGGTGCCAACCAGGGCAGTGCGGAGAACGGCTTCAGGGGATTTCAGTGACATGGCTAGAAGGGTGTTGGCCCCACGTCCGAATTGTTTCGCCTTACTGGGAAATTGGCGGCAAGGTCTTTCTGTGCCTTTAGGAGCGCATTGGTCATCTCAATGGCCAGCTGCCCGCGCATTGTGCTTAGCGACTCCTTGTAGGCAGTCTTCACTGGCGGCTGCCCCTTCCTGCCGCCAACCGGCATTTCTGGAATCCGCAAAAGCTCGCCACGCGGAGCCTTCTTGAAGAACGCCTTGGGATACTTCGGGGACGTGTTGACCCTGACAACGCCCGCAAACTTCCCACGCTTGGCCACTCGGGCAATCTTGAACTGCCCCATCGTCTTGAAGCTGGACGCAATCGACGCGCCGCTGCGCCGTGACGATGTTTTTATGATTCGCTCTTTTGTGCCGAACTCCACGAAGCCAGCGTGGAACGCTCGATCCTTCCCCTTCTTTACGGTTCCGCCGCCTGCCGATTTTGCTTTACCGCTACCGGCTGCGGTAAATCCAACCAGGCCAACCGCATTTCCGCTCACGTACGTTTTGACTTTGCTGGTGATCGCACGAGCGAGATTGCCGGTCGGCCCTTTGGTGACGTTGCCACGAAGAGCAGTCAGCCCAGGCTTTAGGCTGCGACGAATCGCCGCACCCATGTGTTTCCTGGCAAGGCTCGGCCGGAACTGGCGGAAAGCCTTCTGCAATTCCCGCAGCTCGGGAAACTCAACTTTCACGTCGATTCCGCCAGCCATCACGTCACCTCTTCGCAGATGGCAACGTGCTCGGCCCGGTTTTTGTACTCGAGCAGGCTGACGATGTTCAGCGTGCGAGATCGCCACGAGAACCGATCACGCTGCGTCAGGCCCTGCAGGTAGCGGAGCCGCACGCGGTGCGTGATTGTCGTATCCTGCTGGCCAGCCGCCAGGGCTTCGCGGGAAGACACGCCTTCGACGCTCGCCCACACGGCCGACGAGTCAGCCCAGGCCAGCACCGTTTCGCCGAGGGCATTGGTGGTGCCGCTGGCGATCTGCACCGTGACACGCTCGCGGAGCTTGCCGGGGTCGATCATCGGTAGCTGCCCCACTTCTGCGAGTCCAGCAAAGACTTCACGCCATAGGGCACGTCCTGCGGCACGGCACCCGTGGCAACAGCCGCCAGGCGGCTTTCGTACCAGTGGGCAGTAAGCATCAAGATGGCGTGGCGGATCGCCGCCGGCACACTTGTGCCGCTGGCACCGTATCCGCCCCACCAGGTCACGCTGATCGCGTTATCGTCCTGCAGGTGCGGCGGCCACGTCTGGCCGTACAGCGTCTTCACGGTGCCCGGCACGCCGTCCCGGTCCACGCGGTAACTGGCCGTCGAGTAGGTAGACGTGGTGCCGTTCTCGTACGTGAACGTCAGGGCAACCGCCGTGGTAGTGCCGGCCGTCGCCATCGGCGGGCGTGGCAGCTCGATGTCCATGGTGCCGTCTGGCGGAAACGAGTCGAACCGCATGACCCACTGGGTATGCACCAGCGTGCGATCCAGGTACTGCTCGCACCACTCACGGGCCGCCGTGATGAGCGAGCCGATGTAGGCATCGTCGGTGGCCGTATCGACCCGCAGGTGGGCCTTAGCCTCTGAAAGCGTCACAGGCTCAACGGCTGGAGCGGTCTGGCGAGTCAGGCTTCGATATTGCACGGCGGCGTTTCCTGGGTGTGGCGTCGGCCGTTTCGGCTTCGTGCTCGACGGCTGCCGTCTCGATCAGTTGGCCCTGCGTGTCCTCAACCGCCACGCGCTGGGCGAGCAGCTGCGTGGCCAAGCCGCCGGAGATGTCCACCACCTGGCCCTTGCGGTAGGACCGCCACGCGCGGGTAAATGTGATTTTCGTCATTGGGGCACACTCCATGCAGTCTCGGGCTTCTTGCTTGTGTTCGTGAAGTCGGTTGTCCATTGGAAAACAGGCTTGCCGAGATCACGGCCCGGCCACGTCACCACGTACTCGCCGTGGCCGAGAACCACGCGGGGCGTAACGAACACACGGTTCCCGCTCTCGCGCCAGTTGCGCCACCAGTAGATGTCCGGATCTGTGCGGCCCTCATTCCACGAGCCGTCTGGGCCGGGCTTGCTCCAGAACCAAGGTTTTTTCGCGCGCTTCAGGGCGGCCGTGGAGATCACGGTAAGCCCAAAGTGCGCCGTGTCCACTTCCTGCACAGGCTCGGCGAACCACGACGCAGGCAGGCTTGTGGTGCCGCCCTCTGGCGGATTGTCTAGCGTGCCCTTCAACGTCAGCATGGGGCGGCCGTCTTCCCGCTTGGTCTGCAGCCCCGTGATGGCGTCACACTGAAACGTCATCGCCAGGGCAAACAAATGTTCGCAGTCTTCCTTCGTGAAAAACGTGTCGTAATCAATGCACAGCAAATATTCGCATTTGTCTATGAATTGCTCCATCACCCGCGTGTTCACTTGGTCCCAGAACGCACCAGTGCCCATCGTGGGGCGAATCCCCAAAGGCATGAGTGCCTGAGCCCAGGCGAAGTGGTTGGCCGTAAACGACAGCCTGGGCATCGACAGGATGGCCTCCACCCGGATGTCGGCCTCAGTGCCACCTACTCGCACGATCATGCGTGACTCCAAAAGAGAGCGGGCCGCCCCGTAGTGGAGCGGCCCGCCCAGTCTGCACATCGAGTCAAGCCGTCAGGCTCACGCACCAACCAGGCCGATGATCGGGCCGGCGACGCTCGAGGAGCCCAAATTTGCATGCGTGATTGCCACTCGCGCTACCGCCCGAATCACGGTCTGGTCGCTCAGGAAATTCACCTGATCCGAGCTGGCGATCTCGATGGCCTGGCGGATGCCGTAGTAGCTCGAGTTCGCCATGTTCCCGTAGAGGGCCATGATCGCACCCGTGGAATCCGCACCGCTCGGGAGCCGGTCGGTAAGGACCACTTCCGAGCCGAGGAACGTCGGACCCATGCCCTGCGAGAGACCCACCGACCCGCCCTGGGCGAGGTCGAGATTCTGCATGCAGGTAGCGAAGAAGAACGGCGAGCAGAACCACTTGGCACCCTGACGCGAGTGCTGCGGAACCGCAGCCATCATCGCCAGAAGGTTGGCCTTCGTCACCTCGTCGGGCGTGTCACCGGCAGCCGTCACAAGCGACGCGGCGTAGGTGGCAGCCGAGCCAGCGAGAAGGCCACCCGTGTGGCTCGTCACAAGACCGGCCACGCCAGGGGCGTTGCTCGGGTTGCCGGACCACGCAGCCGCTTCCACGGCGTTGCTGAGCGTCAGGGCGAGCTCGGCAGCGATCCAGTCGGCGATCGACACGATGGAGTCCTGCAGGAGCTCCGACGCGATGACCACCGCACCCGTCACCTTCTTCGCCGTCAGCGTCACCTGGTTGCTGGTGGGATCGCTGGCAGTGATGGCCGAGTTCTCGTCGATCCAGTAGGCCGTCGCACCGGCAGTCCGACGCGGGAACAGGAGCACGTCGCTCGGCATCACCACGTTGGTGGCGTTCTGAGCGAAGGCGGAATACTGATCGACCAGGCGGATGACGGTCGAGGAGAGCACGTCAGGCACGAAGGCCGCACCGGTCGTGGAACCGGTCGAACCCTGGGCACGAGCCTCAACGCCGTGGTCTTGGCACCACCGCTTGGCCTCGGCGTCACCGCCCTTGGCCTTGAACCACATGCCGACCGAGTAGGCGTCCTTCGCGTTCTCAAACGCACGGAGCCGGCCCGAGAACGGAACCGCCTCGACGCGGACCTTCTCACTCCGCTCTTCCTTCACCTCGGGAGCCGGCGAGCAACGCTCGACCACGCTGCGGAGATTCTTGGCCGACTCGACCACCTTCTTTTCAAAGTCGATCTTGGCGGTCAGTTCGTCGGCACGCTTGTTGAGGTCGATGAGCTCGACATCGCGGGCGGTCGTGTCTTCTGCCTCGATCGCGCGCACGGCGTCGATCCGGTTGGCAAGGGTTGCCGCTTCGTCCTGAAGGCGCTTGAGATTGTCCATGTTCGGTGAGACTCCTGCGGCGGTATTGCCGTAGGGTTCACAGTCGCACTAGCGGGCGGGCCTCTTGCAGAACCGCACTTCGGAAAGTGTTGTTTTCACAAATGCCACCGCGCGAGCCCCGCACCTTGGGCAACGCAGATACCGCTGCCGTTCGTCGCCACATGGACGGCTGGAGCGGCACCGGAGTTTCTCGCCGCAAGTGCAGCGTGCTTCAGACACGTCGCAACCTCAGAGCCCACGCAGCAGCTGCGTCACGGACCAGCGAACGCATGGCCTTCTTCATTTCTGGTTCGGCATCCGCATCTGCCTCGACTGCTGCGGCCTGCGATGCCAGCCACGCCTCGTACGAGCGTTGGGCCACAACCGCAGACGTGGCGCTGCCGTAGGCCGGGACGTTGACGGGGCCGACTTCGTACAAGCCCGAAGCCTCCACCACCTCGCGGATCGCCTTGCCAGTTTCGTCGGTTGTGAACCGCTCGCCCTTCTGGCTCACGGTGAACGCAAACGAGCTGCCACGCAGATTCCGAGAACGCACCAAAGCGAGAACGTCACGGCCCGCCGAGGTATCCGGCGGCTCCACGACATACGAGATGCCACGATCGTCAGCGATGATCTCGAGCGTGCCAGCCGACTCCCGGCCCAGCAGCATGTCGCTGTTGTGGTTGTAGTAGCTCAGGATCTCGCCCTTGCCCCGCTGGCGGTTCAGCACCTTATCAAAGGCACCGGGCAGGATTCGCTCCCGAAAGCCACCAAGGTCAAGGGATAGCCGGTTGTAGGGCACCGCCAGCCCCCGGATCGCTTCGCGACCGCTGGAGCGTGTTTCGATCTGCAGCTCGCACTCGGGTGCCTCGTCTACGGTTAGGCAGCGGCGTTCAATTTCCATCGGTGTACTCCTCCTGTTCGGCCTGGTCCTCGGCGGCATCAGCCGGGCTGTCTTCTACTTCGGCGGGCGGCTCGGGCATCGGCTCCGGTGCCGGCGGCTGCTGGCCCATCTGATCCAGCGTGGTCATGTTCAGCTGAACAAAGTGCCGATCGCCTTCCGGCCCGATCGGGTTCAGGTTCTCGAGCTCGCGGATCTCGTTTATGGTCATCCACCCATTCTGAAGGGCAGAGACGTAGTAGGCCGACCGGCTCGCGTGGTCGCCACGCAGCAGGCCGCTCACCGAGTGCTCCGCGAAGAACCGCTCATCGTCCACGATCAGATCGCGGCTGATGGCTGCTTCCCATCTCTTCAGGTGCGGCAGCAGGCAGTGCTGCACGAACTCCGTGCCCTGCACCTCGATGTTGCTGTACGTACTGCGGGTCAGGTCTTGGATCATGTGGGGCGGCACGCGGAACGCCCGGCAGATCTCAATGACCTGGTACTGCCGCGTTTCCAAGAACTGGGCCGCCTCGTTGCTGCCGCTGAGCTCGTGAGCCTTCACGCCGTTCGGCAGGACCGCCGTGCGGAACGCCCGATCAGCGCCCCGGTGCATCCGCTCCCACTGCTCACGCAGACGCTCGGCAGCCTCCACGGGAATCGGGTTCTCTGACTCCAGCACGATGCCGGGCCGGGCACCGTTGCCGAAGTAGGTGGACCCGTGAGCCTCCAACGCTTGGGCCAGACCGATGGCGTTCTGGAAAATCTTATATGTCGGGATTGCCTTGATGCCGTCCTCGGTCGTGAACCGCAGGGCGAAAATCTGCTCTTGGGGATAGATCGTCTCCCGCCCACTCGGCTCACGATACCGATACCGCAGCGTGCCGTCAGAGAGCCGATCGACTTCCATGCGGGAACTGTGCAGCGGCCACAGCTCCGACACGGCACCTCGAGCACCTGGGCGGATTTCGGCGTAGCTCGCACCGTAGTGCAAGTACATGCCCGTCATCCAATCCCGGAACTCTTGGGCCGTTTGCCACGGGTTGGGCTGCTGGTGCAGCAAGCGGTAGACCGGGTGGCTCGTGGCCTTGGCCTTGCCGCCGTTCGCCATCCGCTCGTAGACGTGGAGCGGCAGAGCTGAAACCGCATCCGATATGACGCGAATGCAGGCCGTGTAGGCCGAGCACGCCATCGAGTTGTCGGCGTTCACGCGGATGCCAGAAGGCGTCCGAGACGGCGACACCTCGGGCCAGTCGATGCCGCGAAGGTCGAACATCTTGAAGTCGGCGGCGGCGTGTTCGCTCATATGCTCAGGATGTCCCAAGATTGTTCGGCTGGCTTTGTGGTTGCCGCTGCGTGAAGCCCGAGTGCCATAACCAGCGACACGATGCCGTCAATGCGTTCGGTTGACTTAGCCTTGCTCGGCTTGATGTTGCCCTGGTGGTCGGTCTGCACTGCGACGTTGCCAGCCATCCACGACAGCACAGGGTGATTGGCGTGGCGGATTCTTTCGGACAGCACGTAGTTTTCGAGGGCGCGGCTCGGGCTCGACATTGAGCCGTACCCTTGCCCGTAGCCTGTCACGTTGACGCCTTCCCCTTGCAGAGCAGTGGCGAGCATAGTGGCATTCCAGCGATCTATACCCACCTGCCGAATGTTGAACTTCTGCGATAGCTCCACGATGTCACGGCGAATCACTTCGTAGTCGGTAACGTTGCCATCCGTGGCCCGGATATAGCCGTCACGAATCCAGCCGAGGTAGTCGATCTTGTCGCGCTGTGCCCGCTCGGCTGCGTTCTGCTGCGGCACCCAGAAGTAGGGCAGCACGTCGAACGTGCCATCGTCCGCCTGGCTCACGAGCACGAATGCGGAAAGGTCGTACGTGGTTGCAAGGTCGAGGCCCGCGAACCACTCCCGGTGCTCGAGGTCGCCGGCCAGCGGCTTGCCGCACTTCGCCCAGTTATCTGGAGACAACCAGCGAACGTCTTGGGTGGTCCAGACATTGAGCCTGTATCGCAAAAAGCTATTAAGCTTCGACGGCGACTGCTCGGCCTCTCGTGCATCGGCGGCAAATGACTCCACCGTGATCGTCTCGCCCAGCGACGGGTTGGCCTTGTGCCACGTCTTGGAGTCCTTCCAATCGTCCTCGGGCGAGGCTGCGTAGATGCACCCGAAGAAGGCCGGGTCCACGCCGGGATCGGCGATGCACCGCTCGGCGTATGCGTGCTGCTCCCAGCAGATCGACTTGCGGTCGTAGCCCGCCGTGGTGATCGAGAGAATGAGCGGCGATCGCCTAGCCGCGCCGCCGTAGCGGAGAGCGTCCCACAGGCGGCGATCTCTTTGAGCGTGCAGGCTTGTCCGGGTTGAGCCCCCCGAGCCGAAGCCCGAGGGGCTCAACCCAGTTCGTCGAACAGGAGGGCGTGAATATTTAGCCCTTCCGCTCTGAAGGCGTCGGCAGAAAGTACCCTGTAGAACGAATTGCTTGCCTTGTGCACGATCGTCTTGCGGCTGTCGATCACCTCAAGATGCCGAGACAACGCAGGCGAAGCCCGCACCATCGACGCGGCTTCGCGGTAGATGATGCCTGCCTGCTCCCGATCGCAGGCCGCACCGTAAACCTCGGCACCAGGCTCGGAGTCGAACGCCGTCATGTAGAGAGCGATGCCGGCGAGTGTTGTGCTCTTGCCTTGCTTCTTGGGCAGCTCGATGTAGCCAACGCGATGCTGCCGCGTGCCGTCTGGGTTCAGCCGGCCGAACAGCTCACGCATGACGTGATGCTGCCACGGCAGGAGCGTGAACGGCTTGCCGGCGTTCTGCCCCTTGCTGTGGCGCAGGATCTTCTCGAAGAAATGCACCACCCGCTCGTACTTGGCCTGGCCCTCTTTGCAGAGGTCAGGCACCGTGGAGCTTGAAGAACTCTTCGACTTCGTCGGTTGGCTTTTCTTCCTTGCCACCTAGCCGTGTCCTACTGCTCGGGGTCAGGCCAAACTCGCCCATTAACGACGCCTGGAGCGCCACTAAACTGCGATATAACGGGCCTGCCGGATTCGGTTTCACGCCACCTAAGTCTGTCCGCATCACCGGCCCGGTGGCTCGCAGCTCGAGCAGGCACGCCTGCGTAGCAGCGTACACCTCGCACAAAGTGGCCAACGCTTCGCCATCGGCCTGCGTCAGCGTGCCGAGAGTCAGCAGGATCGGCGTGAGCTCGTTCCACTTCTCCACTGCGACCGGCTCCACCATCAACCGCTTTGGCATCGGCGGCGCGCCGGGGGGGGACGGGAGGTCGGGCCGAATCTTGCGCTTGCCGGGATTGCCCAGCATGCGTTTGACGGCGGCAGGGGCCGGCGGCGGACCACGCTTACCCACGGAAAAACCTCACTGAAACTTGCGGGCGCTCACGCAGAGGAAACGACCGGCGTGTTTATTCTTCAAACCTGGGGTGATTCGACCCACCCTGCCGTCGCGCCGTCGCCGACTCCGGCCGGTCGGCTGGCTGCGTTTCGGCTCGCGCGGCACGGCAATTTTGCTCGGCTCGCGTCTTTTTTCCGTGGCAACGCACGC